ACTGAAGTAATTAAATATACCCATCATCCAACTGTAAGGCATTCTGAAATAATAACCCTTGTTTCTGGGATCAGGCAAAAGCTCCTTCAACATGTTCTTGCTTATACCGGGGTTGTTTTCCAGTATTTTGTAAACGTATTCCCTTGTGTAAACCCTCTTTCCATACATCAGCTCCATCAGATTCAAAAAATGTGTGAGGAAGGTCTTGGGCAAAAAATCCATCATACCTAAAGCAAAGTCCACAAATTTGTTTATCACTGAATGTGGTGCCCATCTTCTGCAATCAAGCACAGCATTATATGATTGCCCCTCAGCCTTGGGCCTCCTCTCAAAAACATTTGTGTGTATGCTGAAAAGCCTTCTGTTGCTAGGTATTGAAATCATCTCATTAGGGAATTTTTTGCACAGATATTTGGAAAACTTTTCGACTGGTTGTTGTGCTATTTTAGTCTTGTAATCCATTACATAGATCTCCCTCGAGCCACCCCTCTGCTTTTTATCCACAACATGGAAAATCACTGTTTCAAGGTCATACTTAGTTATTGCATCTGAGAAACCCATATTCAGTTTATCTATGCTGCTCCTCTTTTTTTGATCACTTAGATCACTGCCTAAGATTTTGTAAACCTTACCCAGAAGCTCACCTTCTTGGAGTAGTTTGTTGTAAACAACGTAATAACCTTTCTGGTTGAAAAACCCATCCTCAGGATCCCCCCTCAAACCACTTGTATTTGCCATGCTATCCCAAGGTTGCCTTAACATGCTATTCCACTTATTTTCCACTTCTTCTTTGCTGCAGACGCTTTTCAGGTAATCTGCCGCAAATTTCCCACATAAGGTGACATACTTTGGGTCATAATGAAAGTCAGACACAAACAAGTCTTCCCAATATTTCTCAAAACTTTCACCCATACTCACCGTGGTGCCCATATATTGTTCTTTGAAATCATCAGACCTAACTTCTTTGTGTTTAAGTTGTGATACCAGCAAATTTTTCATATTTGCGACTTGTTCCAGAGATTGTGTTACTGGTGCCTTGCTCATCAAGAATGTCGAATATATAGCCATAGTCAACTCCTCAGTGTTTTGGAATATGAAGCTTCTGTGGACTATGTGTTGAATATTGAGATCTTTGATGGTTTGGTCAGGATCACCCTTGAAATTGCAATTAAAATCATTCAAGCTCCTTGCCATCACCAGAAAATTTTCACCAATACTTTCTCGAATGTAACACTGGAAATAGTCATAATTGAAGTCAGCCATGGCAGGCAACATTTTATTGAGACTGGCAATGTCCGACATGCAGTTAACTATTATGTATCTGAGGTTGTGCATCATTGTTTCAGTTTGCCTCCTGGCATTAAAAGCCAACAAAATGTTGAACAACGAGTTGTTCATAGAAACCAGATGATTCTGGCTCCTTTCAAGCATGACATAGCCCATAGTTCTGCTCAAAAATGTGAGACCATCATTTAGTAGAGTTTCTTCCAAGTTTTGCCATGCTGTAGCACAGTACATTTCATTTTTGACATAAAAAATCTTACTACTACCAGTGTAACCGGGTCTGTGTATCCAGTTCCTAGTGCTGTTGTATATGGGGTAAACAATCCGGAACAGTTTGCTTCTTTTTGTCTTAAAAATCTTTTTCCCACCCTTAACAAGAAGTATTACATTGTCATAGCCCAAATTATCTATCATAACGTAATCACTGCCTACAGGTGTTTGTGAAAAATAAGCCAGTGTGTGGCAGAGCCTCGTCACGAAGTTGCAAGAATGGTAAAGATTAGTGTTCTTCATAGAAACGTGTTTACTACTAACTGTTTTCATCATATCAACTTTCGTCTGCTTTAAAAATGTCACATCATCACCTATATGCTCATCTATCAAATCATCCGGACAGATTTGTTTGGATGGTGACAATAATTCAAAGCAGATGTTTTCATACTCACTGTTTAATATGTCATAAACAAATCTGCCCACACCTTTGTATACTGATCTCTCGCTTTTCTTCTTGAAATGTTGCATCTCGCTGTCAAAATAATTTCTGTAAAAGCTTTTTTTCTTTGTTGGAAGTCTGATCAGATTACTTCCAGCCCTCTTGCTAAGTTTCCTTATTTCATCAGATATAGGCTTCAACTTCTCCAATATTAACCGGCAGGATTCAATTTCTTTGGGTTTCCTTATCTTTGGGCTCTTCTCAGCAATAAATAACTTATACATTTCTGCATTCAAAATCCTCTGCTCATTCTTCAAATCCGAAAGTTTTGACTGCTCTTTTGTATATTGTCCCCCAAATTTAACCTCTTCAGAAAGAGATTTTGTTAAAATGGCTTTGGTATATTCACCTAAATCCTTAGACAATATGTCGTTTATGAAAGTGCTGTTCTTGTTTTTATAATTAATGTAATCACCTTTGTTAGGGTTAAACAAAGGGTACATGAAAGCAGGCTTTTGATATAGAATAGATATTTTGTCATCCTTGCTAAAATCGTTCATTGTTTCATAATCTATGAGATAGTCATCCCTCGCAGATTTAAGAGTGTCTTCATTCAGCACATTTGAAGAAAAGGGTTTTTTGTTTTTGAGTTTCTTAAGGTATGCATCAAGTTCCTCTTCAGTATTTATTCTCGAATACATCTCAACCATTTTGGTTTCCAAATCATTCTGATATTCTCTATCCAAGTATTTAGGTTTCTTGTTTTTAAAAATATCGTTCTTTATCAGATTGGTGTAGGGGTTGAAATCGAAGCTAGATCTGTGTATGGCAGACCCTACATGTATACCAATACTAAAGTTTGTTGATCTCTTTTGTTCAACATGTGCTGTCTTCTCAGAAATGTAAAAATGCTCGATATCTGTTCTTGGCTCATTGAACACGTCTCCTGTAACTGTCAAATACACATTGTTGACAACCAAAACCCTATCATTCATGCTCAAAGCATATTGCCACTCGTCGTAACTAGGACCTTTACCTGATACGAATTGAAACCTGTTTTTTGTTAACTCAAGCCTGAGCTTGTATCCAGTAGATTCTTTTTTGTTGTGCATGAATTCTAGCATTGATGGGAGCCTAGGCCAGGTAGAAATCAATTTATTGTAAGTGCTCAAAGACAGACCTGTTTTGACGAAATAAAACTCATCATCCTCCCCCTTATCCACGGTCAAAAACTCAAGTGTCTCAACTGGTGACCTATTTGGTGTGAAAGGTGTGCTGAAAAGATCAGTTAAATACTTGTTTAATATGGAGAATCTGCTATTAGTTATGTCACAGTACATTCTTCTTATGGTCTCCAATTTTTTCAATTTGTCCTCGTTCACAACAGATCTCAAAAGCGTGGCAGCTTCACTCAGAGGTTTCCTATAATCTGAATCATTGGTGTTTTTGATATTGAATATAAAAACCTTGTAATGAGTGTCAAAACCAATATCATTCAACTCGCTTATCTCTAAATCGTATTTTGGTTTATAGCCAAATTCCATTACTCCCTTACTGAAGAATGCTTTCTCAACATCTGTGGTTGCAGTGGTCTCGATCAGAGTTACAAGGTTATCAGACAGTTTTATATAATCAGGGGTCCTCTCTGAGGTTATGGGTAAGAGATCACAAAATCTGAAATCCGATTCATAAACATCAACCCCAATGCAGCTCATCGCCAGACTGTGCAACAACTCATGTCTTGATCTCAGGTAAACATCTACAGCATTGTACATCAGATAGAGTGGTGCACCTTTGTCGTGGCAGTTGAGAATAACAGTACAGCAAGATTGAACCTCATTCATAATGCAAGAGGTTGGTTTTTTGAAGTCAACAGTTGATATGATTGACAATGCATTTGCCATGTTGTCTTCAATCTTCTCTTCATCACAAGGGGTCCTGCAGCAGTTGACACTAGCCTTCACACTGCTTAATGTTCGGTAAGGTTCTTCTTCGGTGTAGCTGTAAACCTTAATCTCTTCACTATCGGAGCCATAATCGCAGTCTTCAGGATCATCTAATATTTGATCCCATTTAAGTGTACTGGAGGTTGAGGGGAGTGACATCGCTTTTGTATAATATACCG